ACCGGATGTTTGTAATTGTGTTACCAAATAATTCGTCCAACAAGGATTGGTTGTTTCATCTGCTGTTTTGGTGTCCGTCGGTGAAGTTTCACCAAACCAAACCACTTGCCCGGAACCAATCGAAATAACCGACGTCATGTCAACCGTTAAATTTGCATTGGTTGAAACTGATGGTGTTGTATATGCTTCCTTATCACCGTCCGCCGTCATGCTTGGTTGACCTTTTAATGTCAACCCGGCACCAAAAGCAACCGCCGTGTGTGCAAAGAACCCATTTAATATTTGATTGAAAGATCCGGAAAACTTTCCGGAAAACCATTTTTCATATGAGTTGTTCCCGTCTATAATTGGAAACGAACCATAATTATCAGTTGTTGAATCTTCATCTTTCCAATTCATTTGTGTGGGATTGAGTGTTTGAGTTTCACCCGCACCGTTTGATTCAGACCATTCAAATGTTGCGACGGTTAGGAAATATCTCCCGAAATTTAATCCAAGAAATTTTATAATGTAATTAAACATTGTAGTTATCCTTTCTTATTATTTTTTCCATTATTGTTTTTTCCATTTCCTTAACCTCTCTTATAATATTTAACAATTATTAAAATTCATCTATCATCATAAACGGATCATCCGTAAATTGGATCCGCAAATTAAAAATTATTCCACCAACCGTTTTATTTCCTTCATCAACCACAATTTCACATCTTGGTATTTCAAAAATTGTATCTTTATATTTTATCAAAAACTCACCCGATAACTTCCCCACGCAATGGAATAGATCCATCCGGATCTTGCGTAACTCACCGATTGTTGAATTGCCTTTTGCTTGATACGCTTTTATTGAAAACGAATAAAAATATGTGTGGTGATCCGTGTGTTCATCCTGTGCTTTTTTTTCAATCAACGGATCTTCCAAAATGAATTCATCATCAACTTCATCCGGAACCGGTTTGATCAACAACGTTTCAAGATGTCCACCAATGTTAGTTTGATAAAAAATAGCACTTCCATCATCCCACGTGTTGGATGTTTTTATTGCGCCCAACCCGGCAACAACATCATCAAATATTTCATCAATCTTGAATGCCATTATTATTCATCGTATGATAAAATGAACCGTGTGATTGGTTCACTTAATTTTATAATTTGAAAAACTTTGTATTTAGTTCCATCAACCGTGATGAACATTGTGCCATCATCCGTTTCCGATCCAACCAATTCATCATTGTTTATTTCAAAAATCGGATTGGATGATTCAATTTCAATTTCCATTATTTCCGCCGCTTCGTATTCATTCAAGAACATTCCCCGTTTATTATAATCAACGGATGCAATTAGAAAAATTGCATCCGTTGTTATAATGTTTGATTTGAACAATGTTTTAAAATCCAACGGCATTTATTTATCTTTTCCGGTTTTTTTTAGATCTTCAATTCTTTTCGCTTCCGCAATTTTTTCCGCTTCCTCTTTTGCTTTCATATCCTTCATTGCTTTTGCTTCCATATCCGTTCGATCATCAACCGCAACACGCACACCACGCCGGGATGCAAGCAATTGAACCTTTGAGTTCCCGCTTACACTTACAATATCACCCTTTACTTTTTGCTTGCCCTCAACGAAGCACGCCTGTATCAATTCAACTTTTTCTTTTTTGTTGAATTCCTCTTGTGTTTGCCTTCTCATAATTTGCACCTTTTGTTTTATAGATTTATAAATAATTTATTTTTCTTTCCCTCTTAATAAGGTAGTGGATCCGCACAAGACAAAAACGGATCCACCAACCGGGCTATGTGGAAGGAAATCAAATAAAAATTAAGCCGCAACAAGTGTTGCCACGTCAAACGCCGCCGGGTTTACAACAAATACATCAACAAATTGCAACGCACGCACAAGAACATCACCCGCCTTGAATGCGGCATCATCAAATTCATATGCACGGATCTGTAACATATCCCAATACATCGCAAGGATCTGATTCCAAATCCCCAACATCAAATCTTGTGCAAGGAACACATTTGAAACAACCGAATAATCATATCCAATCATTTCATTTTCATCATTGCATAAGAACCGCCCGGATCCGGCATCAATTTTAATATCTTTCAATACCGATCTAACCGCCGGTGTGGAAGCAAATTTTAATGTTCCCAAATCCGAAGCATTGGCGGTGTCAATTCCTGATTCCATTGATAACGCCGTTGCCCGGTTAAATGCGGCACCTACTGTTGCGCCTATACCCGTCCAATTTTTTAATCCCAACGGTTGTGTTGTGCCAACGCCGTAACCAATAGCAAGATCAAAGCCACGCCCGCACGTGCCCGCTAAACGCTTCTCAATGTACGTTTCAACCGCAAGTGAAGTTTGGTTTAAGAATTCGTAAGAATAACGTGCTAACGCACCGCCTTTGAACGGTGATGCCTTTTCTTCACCAAATGTAATATCACTTTCGGTGATCCCGGCACCTTCCGCCGCCCAATAATGTGTGTAATCATCAAGTTCACGCACCATCGGAATATCACCACGCAATCCGGTGATCACATTAACGCCCAACCTATTAAATGCCATTGAATTAACAAGGAACTCAATAAAACTTTGCGGAATATATTGATCCTGCACGGTGAATCCACCGCCGGCATCCGTGCCGGTAACTAAGCCCGCACGGGATCCCAACAATGCAAGTTCTTTTGGATACATATTTTTCAAGTTCAACTGCCGGCGGCGGTTCATTATTTCTTCCGGAATTAAAAATGAATTTTTTGCATCAAGATCAACGCCGGTTTGATCAACCAACTTTTTATGCGCTGCCAATTCCAAACCAACTTCTTTTGCATTCAACATTCCCAATGAATGCAAGATCAATTTGCGAATTGAATAATCCCGTGTTTCATTATCCGATAACCCAACACGCAAATCCTTGATCCCTTTTTGGTTTTCCGGTTTGGGTAAAAAATTTTCGGATACATGATCAAATAATTCCATTGCTGTTTTGGCTTTATCCGCAAGATGCGCTTTTCTTAATTCCGATAAATCCGTTGTTGTTTGTGATTGCAAGCGTTCACAAACCGCATTGATATTATCCCGGCGTTTCATTTCCGCATCAACACCATTTTGAAGTTTAAGATCTGCTTCCCTTTGAAGTTCTTCTTTTGTTTTTTCCATAATAACTTTTTCCTTTTTTGGATTGTTGTTAATAGTAATATTTAATTTGTTTTCGTTTTGTGAACTCTCAACATCGTAATTTATTTTTTCACCATCTTCATTTTTTACATCAAGCACAATATAATTTCTTGTTGCCGGGATCATTTGGGATCTTAATTTGGTTAGTTTATCCGCACCCACCGGCGTAAGTGAATTTTCAAACAAATCCCATTCCGTGCGAATCACCAAATCATATTCATCACCATAATTGTTTTCAAACAACCGCCCGTTTACTTTGTGCTTTTCACCGGGCGCAACACGTACCGTTTTATTATCATATGTGCGATAACCAATTGATGTATCCGTAAGATGTTTTTCTTTTACCAATCTGATTATTTTTTCTTCACCACTATCAAGAAAAAGTTTTCCAACTAAAATATCACCCGTGTAATCTTTTGTTATCTTCACATCTTTTTCAAGTTTGATGTTCCTTGTTGATCCAATAATGTTTGATAAACTGAACCGTGAATGATTATCAAGCGCAACGATCTGTTTTGATTCCGGCAAATTCACGCCCTTCATCAATAAAACTTCACGCACCGGTTGCCATTTAACCCAATCAAAAACAAGCACCGGCAATTCCGTTGCAACGATTGAATCAATTGACAATTCACTTTCATCAAACGAATTATTAACCACCGGCACCGCCCTTGAATAACACCCTTGAAATTCATCCGCCTTGTGCGCCGTTGGATCCGCAACTTCCCGCAAGATCAAACCGTTTTCATTTATAATTTTATCCATTTTAATTTGCCTCAATTATTTCAAATAATTTATGTTTGGTTTTACCGTTCGTTGGTTCACCATCTTCCGGATCTTCCGGATCTACTTTTTTATCAAGCCCATATTTTTCCTGTAATTTTTTATATTTCACTTCATCCCGCATTATCTGTTCAACATCACCACCATCTTCCGTTATGGTTTGGATCCTTGATTTGAATCCACTTAACACGTTCAATTCTTTTGCTTCCGCTTCCTCTTTTGGGCGCACCCAATCATAACTTCTTGCAATCCAATTGTGGTTCATATATTCTTTAACGTTTGCATAATTAACCAACGGTTTCAATGCACCGGATAACAAACACCAATCAATCCACATTTCACCAAACGTTGATAAAAACGAATCAGTAATAAACGCTTGATCCATTTTCCAATTATCCCGTTCATCAATGGCACCTTGCCGGATGGATGAAAAGTTTACGTTCTCCAAATCGCCGGCGGATAAATTATAATTAGTACCCAATGCGCTTGCAACCTTGCGCAACATTGTGCGGTTGAATGTTGGGTGTTGTTCACTTGGAAATTTAGGATCAATGGTTTCCACCTTCCAACCGTACGGAACCTTTTGCATTGTGCCCGCCGCCATATCCATATATTTCCCACCAAACGCCGCTTCCTGTTCAACTTTCTTTTTTTCATCATCCGTTAGATTGGAAGTTTCCCGCCCGGATCCAACCCACTTATCCGCATCCTGCTTTTCCCTGTAAAGAAAAGCCATTGTTGAAGCACCAACGGCGGCGTTAATTAAACTTGCATCATCCCACCTTTCCAAACCCTTCAACGTAACAAGCACGGATGCAAGCCCACTCATTCCACGCACTTGATTTGATTCAATTATATTATAATCATAAATAATTTCACTTGCCGGCAAATAATATCTATCATTGGAATAAGTTTTGCTGTAAAGTTTATTATGTTGGCGCATCCACACACCTAATATTTCGCCGTAATCATTAATGTGAACACCGTTGCAAACAAAAGTATTTTCAAAATCATCGTTGTATTGTATATCAATATTTCTTGGATTTAACATTTGTAAAGATATTCCAAACGGGTTTTCTTTTTTGTTTATGTTAGTAACAACCCTAATTAAAAATTCACCGTTCAAAAAAGTTTGTGTTCCCACTTGCCATTGCAACCGGCGGAAGGTTAAACGTTTGTTGGTTGTGCAATATCTTGCGTTGCACCATTCCTTAAACTTCGCTTCCAACAAATCATTTGCAACATCATCTTGTTCACCGCCGGGCAACTTCGCCAACGCTTGAAATATGAAACCTTTGTTCCCAAAAACATTTGTAATATATCTTTTTAGATAACCGGCAACGTACGGATTATTTTTTTGCGCATCATAAATTCTTGCATCAACACGGGTTTTATCATTTCTTATTTCGCTGTTAATATCTTCCTTTGCCGCCGCCCAATCTGCTGTTAACCGATCCATTTTTGCGGCGTTGTAAGCACGTTCTCCGGTGTTGGTTGTATTGCTAACGGATACGTGTGTTAATACTTTTCCAAGATTATTAACACCCGTTAAATCAACTTCATCAACAACGCCCAACCCAACATCACTTTTAACGGAAACCGCCGGA